CCTTAATACAATTTATTGTTGATACATGCGATTGTTTTGGTGAAAGTCATACTTTAAAAGATTACTCACAAGTATATTCACAAAAATTGAATTGGTTATCTGATGCACACGATCTACCATTCACCAAAGAAGAACTAATCGACACATTACCACAAATATTACCGTGTTCGACATACCACGGCGACTTGACGCTTGAGAATATCATATACACCGATCCCGGTTTTCATATGATAGATGCAGTCACCATTGAATACGATTCATATATATTCGATATAGCAAAGATGCGTCAGGACTTGGAGTGTAAATGGTTTCTACGACATTCTGATGTTCGCCTAGATACCAAGTTACAAAGCATTCAGGATGCATTGCGAGATTTGTATCCACAAGCATTTAACGATTCGTTACTGATACTCATGTTACTTAGAGTTTATCTACACACCAAAAAAGGTGATAATAATTATAACTTCATTATGAAAGAGATTCATCGATTATGGAAATAATTGTACCTGCAGCTGGACTATCCACTAGATTTCCAGATATGAAACCAAAATACCTCTTATATGATTATAAAGGTGATTTGATGCTGGCAAACGCACTCAAACCATTTTTGCATAAACACAAGATACATATTGGAATCTTGAAAGAACACAACGACAAATATAATGCTTCAGAGTTCATCAAACATGAATTTGGAGATTCTGTAAATATAATTATACTGGATCAACCGACACGGGGTCCAGCAGACACGGTTTATCAGATTATAGATAAAGTTGGTCTATTTAATTCTGAAATTTTAATCAAAGACTGTGATAGTTTTTTCGACCATGAAATAACTGAAGGTAATTATGTCTGTGTATCTAAAATATCTCAACATGAAGTTTTAAAGAAACTATCGTCCAAGAGTTTCACCATTTCGAACAACAACGGCATCATTACTGATATCATTGAGAAGGAAGTGGTATCAGATACCTTCTGTGTTGGTGGTTATAAATTTTCAAGCGCATTGTTGTATAAACAGATGTTTAATGAACTATCCTCACAAAGAGAAATTTTTGTTTCAGATGTTATTGGCCGTTGTATTAACAACCTGAACATTTTCACCGAAAAGATTGTTTCTAATTATATCGATGTGGGTACCGCACAAGACTGGTTTGATTACAATGATAAACCTGTAATATTTTGTGATATCGATGGCACAATCATTCAGGCTCAATCTAGGGTTGGTGATAAATCATACGATAAAACTCCAGTGCCTTTGCAGAAAAATATAAACAGATTACTTGAATTGCAGTCTAAAGGTGCTCAATTTGTTTTTACCACATCCAGAGAAAATCAGTATAAAGGCATGACAAGAGATATGTTATACTCTTTGGGATTTGCTTCCTTTGACTTGATTACAGGATTGCAAAATTCTAGACGCATATTGATTAACGATTTCAATAATTCAAACCCTTATCCGAGAGCTGAATCTATCAATCTATTTCGAGATTCGGATGACTTGGATCGTTACCTATGATACCAGATAAAAACTTATTCATAATTACATCCTCGTTGAAACCTGCGATTGGTGCATTCAATGATGATGATAGGTTTGCACAAACTATATCGACACTGGAATCTGTTAGGGAAGCCTTGCCGGATGCGATTATTGTATTTGCTGATGTTTCAATAAGGCCAATATCACAAACAGAAAAAGATGTAATATCTGGATTATCCAATTACTATTTTGATTTAAGTCAGGAACCAAACACTCAGTATTGTGCAATCAACGGACTCAAAAGTCATGGAGAAAATTGTTTATTATCGGCAACATTATCTACTATGAGAAACAATACACAGTTTTCACCGGTATTAAAGACAGTCAAACGAATATTCAAGTTTTCAGCTAGGTCCGAATTAGAAAAGGACTTTGATATTAAAGAGTATGATAACTTGTTTGGCAAATTTGTATTTAAAACAAGAATACCAACTTGGACGCAAAATAAACAAACTGGTGCCGATCATCTTTTAATTACCAGGTTATGGTCCATGTGTCCCTCATTAATTGACGTTTATTTATCCGTCATAGCGGAAAACCTAAAATCTCTGTCAAATGGAGTGGTTGATACCGAACATGCCCACTATTGCAATATACCTCAAAAATATCTAGTGGAATTTGATAAACTCCATTGTTGGGGCTGGCTGGCCGGCAATGGCCAAATTGAACACTATTAAGTTTACTATATATCAATCCCAACATTGCCATTTTTTCATAGATGTGGTATAATGTATTATAAATAGTTCCACGGACAACCAAAGTGTGTTGTGTTTCAATAGGCGGACAATGATATCATTTAAAAGTTTTTTAAAAGAGGACACGGATCCTGAAGAAGGTGCTAGTCGCCAGATTAAGCACCTGACTCATGTGGAAGACCGCCCTTTGCAAACCGGTGAAAAGGGTGCAAAGCATGCCATCAAATCTTTGTCAGCAGCCGCTGAACACATCAAATTTGGTAAAAAATCTTCTAAGTTAACTACAAAATATGACGGTTCGCCAGCGCTTGTTTATGGACACCATCCAAAGACGGGTAAGTTTTTTGTTGCATCTAAATCTGCTTTTAATAAGACACCTAAGATTAACTACACACCAAAAGACGTAGATATGAACCACGGGCATGCACCTGGTCTCGCCGCAAAATTAAAAGATGCATTAACACATTTACCTAAAATTTCGCCTAAAAAAGGTGTGTACCAAGGCGATATGATGTTTGGTACACATAAAGATGACAAGAAAAGTGAAAAGGGCGGTGGAACATCGTTTCATCCTAATCCTTCTGGTCTAACCTATACTGCACACGGTTCACATGAATCTGAAGTTAAGAAGGCCAAGATTGGTGTGGTGACGCATCTTTCATATCACGGTAAAGATGCTGCAAGTTTAAATGCATCACATGAAGTTGACCATGAAAATTTCAACAAGCATTCTGATGTATTCTCTGTTGATCCGAGAATGGACAACTCAAAAGTGCATTTTAGTCCAGAAGAACAAAAGAAATTTACTAAACATATTACGGCAGCTCAAGCAGTACACGATACACACGGTAATGACATGTATGCGGGAACTAGTGACCACCATGGTGTTGGTGGTTCGTTGGAAACTTATATGAACCACACTGTACGTACAGGTGAAGAATCTAACCACAAAAACTTTAAGTCTTGGTTAGAAACAACCAAAAATAAAGCAATTGACAAACTCAAAGTCGAAAAGAACAAGAAGTCCAAACAATCAGATTTAAAAGATGAATTGGGTAAAGTTGAACGTAATAAAAAACATTACAACAATATTTTCAAAATGCATGGTGAGTTGCAGAAGGCTAAAGATACACTTATTGGTGTTATGAATCAACATCAAGAGTTTCAACACACACATGGTGGTGAATCTGCGAATCCTGAAGGATATGTTTTTCACCACGATAATGAATCCGATAAATTTGTTAATCGTGCGGAATTCTCTCGTAGAAATTTTGCTGGAATAAGAAACATATAAAAAGAATTAAACAAAATGAAAACTTATAAACATTTCATCGTTGAACAAGACGAAATAAATTCTTATTTAAATTCGTTGGATACTATGGTCGAGTCGTATGATTCGGAAACATGCGAAGATGAGTACGATGAAGATTTTTTCAGATTAATTGAAAATGTAATTGAACCTGTAGAAGGTAAAGTTTCTTCAGACACCAAAGGTAAAATGCATGAGTTGTTGGTTGGTTACCATTTAAAAGGTGGTAAACATATGTCAAAACACGTGGACAAAGAAGGTGACAGTCCACAACAAGCGCACGACAAACTCAAAAATACACTTCATCCAAATGACTATAAAAAAATGAATGCTAGAGCCAAAAGTGCAGCTAACGATATAAGAAAACAAGTTGAAACGAACGGACATAAAATACATGATGTACATTGGACTTCAAAACCAGGAGACATTCACCGTTCAACTGGAATCCATGCGACTCAAAAAGAAGATGCTTCCGACATTGTTATAACAACACATAAGAAGTGAGGCATATATGCAAGTTATACACCACGGTATCAGCCTTAAAGTCACCGACTCTTCATCTAAACATGTTCCAACATCCAATCCCGGAATTGAACATGCAGGACCAAATGCAAAGAAACACCTAGAAAGTCATAGAAAATCAATTCTTAAAAAATATCCAGAATTGAAAAAAGCATCGAATTCCTCAGAGAGAAAGGGTATGTTAAAAGCAAACCCTTCAATGCAAGCTCACGTAAAACAAAAAAATCATGAAACTTTGAATAAAATTGCTAAAGATTTACATCACCATTTATCAACAACATCAAAATCGGAACTGGTGCATCACATAAAACATGTATTGCATTCAAAAAGCACACCAATGGAAAAAGAAGGTCATAAACACATTAGACACGTTTCTTATACCACTAAAAATGGCCATGAACACAGTTCTATGAATCCGGGCACACACCACGAACACATTTATAATGATCCACATAATATTTCTGTTCACCACAGTGGTTCTTCGGTACACTTTAAATACAAGGGAAAAACATTTGGTCGACATGCAATCAAATTTAGTTCTCAAAGTGATCCAATGAGTTCAGTGAAAGGTTCGGGCCAAACTTCCGGCAATTAATATGAAAAAGTTTTTAGAAAAAGTACAAGACGATGCAAAAACACACACGCCTGTGGTACTGGCGTTCGGCCGAATGAATCCTCCAACCACCGGTCACGAAATACTGGTTGACAGAGTGAAACAACTGGCCAAAGATTATAAAGCACCACATCATATTGTTGTGTCACATTCTTTAGATGCCAAGAAAAATCCATTAGAACTTGCAACTAAAATCAAACACGCAAAGAGATTCTTTCCTGGTGCAAACATAACCGGTTCAAGTAAAGAGAAACCAACATTTTTACAACATGCAGCTGCATTACAT